GCGGAAGTAAGACTAAAAGTGGACACGAAAGTGTACCTCAAATGCTTTCTGCGTTGAAGCGAGAAACCCACCCGTCTTTAGCGGGTGGGTAGTTCATATAGTTACGATTTGTTTTGACACAGACGCCTGACGGATACTAGTTTCATAGAGATGCTTACCCAACTCCTAAAGGGATTGGGTTTCCTGCTTCTGAATGAGATCACTTAAATTGGGCTTCAAGTTAGGCGGTCAATGTACTCAAGCAGGATGCTGGGGCATAATCAGCGTGCCAGGTTGCAAGTGGATGTTGTTGATTGAACTAAATTTCCACTTCATCGTCTTCCATGTCATTGTCTAGCGGCACTTCCCAGTAGAGTTTGTCAATCCAGTGCTTCCATGTGTCTAGAACTCTTGTTCTGTCTCTTATGACGGAGTATGCCGGCTTTTCTGGGCTCTTTAGGAGCCTCATGGGACTCGGTCCCGTCCACCTCCTCGCCTTTTTTTTGTCCTTGGGCCTGTAGGCGTCTTCGGGCCTTCTGTCAGCCTTTTGACTGTTGCACTGATAGCAGGCCAGCACGCAGTTAGTCCAACTCGTGTCCCCTCCAAGCGATTTGGGAAGTATGTGATCTAGCGTGCATTCATCCTGAGGGGGTTTCCTTGCGCAGTACTGGCATCGGAATCCGTCCCTTTTCCACAATGCTCGTCTGCAGAAATTTACCTTGTGTATCGGCATGGACTCGTATCTTGTAAGGAGTACAACCTCGGGGATTTTGTACACCGCGCTTGCGGACATCAGACCGTCCTCGCCCTCTTCCGGCCTCAAATTTGACCAATCGCCCCAGTTCCAGACTTCGTAGCTTCCCTTCGGAGGAGGCGTTATTATTCTGGCCTTTGGCTCCCCGTCGTCATATTCAGAGAAAATCAGAGCCATGGCTCTGGGGAGTCCCACTACCCCCACGGCACTCCAGTTCCTGTTTAGAAGCAGCACTCTTCTTGATGTCGCAAGCATGCCGTATTTATCCTGCGGACAGCTCTTTCTCGGCGGTCTTGAGCGCCATGGATATCGTGTCGTCCATGTCAAGGTACTTGTAGCTGCCCAGCCGGCCGGATATTATCACATCCCTTTCGTCCTCCGCCAAATCGCGGTACTTTCGGTAGAGCGACGAATTTCTTTCGTCGTTGATCGGGTAGTACGGATCTTTGGTCTCCCTCCAATCCACCGAGTATTCCCGGCTGATTATGGTGTTGGGCAGATCGGGGTTCTCGAAGTGCTTGTGTTCCACGATCCTCGTCCAAGGGGTCTCTAGGTCTGTGTAGTTTACGCAGGAGTGACCCTGGAAGTCGCCCTGCATCTCCTCGTGCTCCCACTTCAGGCTTCTGTACTCCAGTTCGCCCAATTCATAGTTGAAGTAGTTGTCTATGCCTCCGCAGAATACTAGTTTTTTCGCGTATTCTTTCCACTTGCCTTTTATCTCGTTGAAGTCTGTGCCAAGTTCAACCTTGATTCCCTCGAGCATGTTCTCCACCATCTTTGTATAGCCACCTATGGGTATGCCCTGGTAGGTGAGGTCGTGGAAGTAGTCGTCATTGAAGGTGTAGCGCACGGGAAGCCTCTTCACAATGCTGGCGGAAAGTTCTCTCGGGTGCTTGTTCCACTGCTTTGTCGAGTAGCCCTTGATGAAGGTCTCGTAGAGGGTCTTTCCGATGACCGACAGGCACCACTCCTCCATGTTCCTAGGATTTTCGCAAGGAACCTTCTCCTCCTCCACCTTCCTTTTCGCTTCTTCCGGGGTTCTCACCCCCCATATCTGGCTCATAGTCATAAGATTTATGGGGAAGCTGTATATCTTGCCCTTGAAATTGACCACGCCCTTGTGTCGATAGTTGTTGAACTTGACGAATCGGTTCACATAGTCCCACACTTCTTTTTTATCAGTATGCCAGCAATGGCAACCATAAGCGTGTACATTTACTCCGTTCACATTTTTTGTATATACATTGCCGCCTATGTGATCCCTTTTGTCAATGACAAGAACGCCCTTGCCTTTTTCCTTGGCTTGTTGGGCAAATGTAGCCCCAAATATACCCGCCCCCACCACCATGTAATCATACTTCATTTTTTTATTCCTTGTATTGGTTTATTTTGTCCCATTTTCTTCCTAGTTTTGGGACATTGACACCATTTAGTCCCGAAAGAACATGAAGTGCTTTTTTTGATGCTATGCTGTATTGATATACTTTTCCCATTTTTCTAGGGTTTGCATTCGTGCTAAAGGGTGCGATTTTATCAAAAATTTCTTTGATCCAACACAAGACTTTTTGCGTACCCACCACATGAACTCTTAATCTTGGACTTCTTTTCTTTAGTTTTTCAATGCTTATGCATCCATCTCCGTCAATATAACCTATCAAGAAGGCTAAGGCTTGTTCTGCATATAACGGCGGTGGCTCAAGAGTTAGACTTTTTCTTTTTGTTATTTTGAACCAAGCCAAGTCATCAACTATCTTCTTTGAGTGTATGTTTATGCATACATATGTGTTTAAATTTTTGTGACTGACATGAAACTTACCGTCGTATCCAATTGAATTTTTAAACTTGCCCAGATGATCAAAATCTGTGTCTTTTATTTTGACTCTCAAGCAGTTTTTCTTTGGAGAGCCCACACAGCCATCGGCAGCTACAAACCCCGCCCAGTAACAGCACTCCAGCGAGTCTCTGTTTGAGAAGAAGTCATCATTTACTTGGTATTTTCTCTTAAATTTAGAGTTTCCTTTCAGTCCTATTGAGTTGGCCTTTAACGATACGCTCGTAACAGTTCTACCCATCTTTTTAGCAACTTCTTTCAACATCATTTTTTTTGAAAGGCTCTTCAAAAGTTCCACATCTTCTTCGGTCCACTTCAACTTCCCCTCCTTATTTTCACTTCAAGGTCCGTCGTCCCTTTTATGACCCTGTGCCACTCGCCCCTCGGTATTGTTATTTCCCGGTCTATCGGGTGCGGCAGACAGTTGTCCCTCTGGAACATCCAGTCGTTGTCTCCTATTGGAGTGACGATCCTGTCTTCTTCGTCCCGGTGCCATTTGAGTTCGTGGGAGTCGACCTCGCCCGAAAAAGTTCTTGTCTCTCCGTTGTCTGAAAACGGCAGTCGTTCGCTCATTTTGGTGCCTCCGGGGGATATATAGGCAAAAGGAAAAATTATGGATTTCAAAGAATACATCAGCGGTGACGGGGCGATGGTGCTGCTTGCCAACACCGAGGTGAGCGACAACCTGCGCTATCACATTGAGAACAAAATTCCCCTCTGCGAGAATGTCTTCAGGGTGACTAGCAAGGCATATTCGGAACTTATTCAGGAGGTCAGGTCCTTGTATGAGAAAGACCTCATAGCTCTGAACGACGATGATGCTGAGTTCGTGGAGACCGATATCGGCGAGACTGCTGAATATCACGGACGCACGGTCTATCTTGACCTTCCCGTCCGAGTAATCCCGAGGATCGACGAGGCCGAATACCGGGGCAAGAAGGTCGCCACCGGAAAACCCTTCAGGACGCCCGGAGAGAGCAAGAAGTTCGCAGTCTATGTAAAGAGCCCCAGCGGCAACATAAAGAGGGTGAGGTTCGGAGACCCGAACCTCAAAGTCAAGAACAACAGCCCCGCCCGCGCCAAGAGCTTCCGCGCTCGCCACAAGTGTTCGGAGAAGAAGGACAGGATGAAGGCCGGATACTGGGCATGCAGGATAGGCAGGTACGCGAAGTCGGTCGGTCTGTCATCATCAAAACCCTGGTAGGTTCATATCGATCCCTCAATCCTCTCGCACCACCCCTTGGACGAGGAATGAGGCCACACCACCCATTTCTTCGGGAGCGTGTCGGTTGGGAACTCCCTCCAAACCTTGCAGTAAGCATCGGGGTCTGCTTTCATTCTCGTTATCTCATCCTTGTCGGCGTCTTTTCTGAATAATGTGTTCCCGTTTCCGTCCTCGAATGCCACGACCCAGAATTCATAGTCGTTTTCCGGAGCGGAATCAAATCCTATGTCAATGCAATGCTTGAATATGGACATGAAACTCTCAAGCCATTTTTCTTCGCTTTCATATACGGGATTGGGAGGATATTTGTTTTCCATGGTCTCTTTCTGGATGGCCCTTCTCGAGAACAGTATGCCCGCATATTTCTCGTAGTCTCTCAAACTTCTTTCCTTGCCGAATCCGTACGGCCCGTCGTGGCCCGACTGCTCCTCCCCGTCCATCCCGAAGAGCCTTCTGTTCATCAGGTGAGAATTGTCGTTCCTTGCTCCCCACTCCTTGTCGTCGTCCCACTGCTTTGATCTTCCCTTCCTGGTGTACTCGTGCCAGCACACCACCTTGTGAGGGTGAAAGAGGTCGTA